TTTTGGTTTCTTTCCATATTCATTTTCGAATGCGTTTGTATCTACTGATACATATTTTGTACTCTCATTTAAATACTCTAATACTGACTTCATATTTCCATCCTTTTTAATTATTTATAATATTACAGAATTATCGATCCATCTTTAACAGTTTCATCCCATCTTTTGAAACTTTTCTTATTTCTTGGCGCTTTTTCTCTGTGCTTTTTATAATCGTCACTTTCCATTATTTTTTCATAATCAAATTCTTTTAACTCTTTGTTTTCAAATACTCTATCGTTCATAATTACTTTCTTTCATATAAAACTGTATATGGTTTACTTACCATTTCTATTTTCTTAAAATCCATTATGTTGCTCATTCTATCTAATATTTTTTTACTTAATTTTTTAAAGTGTTCGCCCTTCTCGCCAGTTGAAAGATATAATATATCTCTACCTTTCGTATATTCAAATTTAACCATAAATTTTAAATTGAATAATTTTTCTATTTCTGCATGCAAAACATCTTCAACCCATGCATATAATACATTTTTATTATCAACACCTAAACGAACACCATTATCATAAGCAATCTTATAAAGATCGTCTAATTCGGAAGATGTTGGATTTCTAAATATTTCAATATAACCATCTGTTTTTGGAAGATAATCAAATTTCTTTTTAGATTTCCAAAATTCTTCTTTAATATAATCTTTGAAACGCATTACTCTTCACTTCCAAATTCGTCGTCCATTAAATCATTTATCATATCATTTTTAGTTTTACCTTTTAAATCTGCATTACCATAACTCTTCTTATACAGCCTTTTAATCTGTTCTAAAGACATAGTATTTAATTGATTATACCTTTTGGATACTTCTTTAGAACCTTCTATTGCTTCATTTAAATACTCTTTAATACTTTTCATAATTTATCGTCCTCTTCTCGGATCGTGTTTTTTATTATTTGGGTCATATAACATTCCACATTGAGTACATTCATACAATCCCGTATGAGTTAGAGATTTTTTACCTTTTCCTGCACAATCTGGGCATAGACTCCCCTGTTTTTGATTGGTTGCTTCATTTAAATACTCAGTTATTGGTTTCATCGTATCTCCTTATTTAATATTAATATCGTTTGACTTTTCTAATATCTTATCAATCAACACTTTTCTTTCAAAATTAAAATTCTTATCATTATATAAATGCCGATAAACCTTTTTTAATTCATTAGTTGTAATTTCATTGAAAAAATTGATCAAATTAATTTTCTTACTTGTTTCTTTAATATCTTTTCTACCTAAAAAATTAATTAAATAATGACCAAAATCTTGTTTCATATAATATCCTTTTAATTATTTATAATTTCATTATAAATACGATTTAATGAGTGCAAAAAGATGCTTGCATAGGAACTTAGTAAAATTCGGGTTCGTCTCGTAAGTCGGCTCCTGATTGTGCTCAAAAGGTTCTTTTTTCTTAAATTTTTTATCCAAATCCCACGTTGCTAAATCATCTTTAGCATAAGGATAACGAAGTCTGAATGCCCAATCTTTACATGAACAAAATAATTTTTTAATATCTTTAGTTTTTGAATCATAATCTATATATCCATAATGACTTTTACCTTCTACGGACTTGCTTGGAGGTGACATTTTAAACTTATAAGACATTCTTTCTAATCCATTATCTAAAGTTTCAACCTTTGGCGGTCTAACTCTCATTTCTTTAGATAATTTTATTCTTTTTTTATCAGCATTCTTCATTAATACTGATTTTTTAATTTCTGTTAATAAGTATTCTTTAAATTTGCCCATTTTTTTATCCTTTAAATATATCTCATCTTTTTCTTTTATAATTTATTTCTATTGGAATATTATAATTTTTAATTTTTTCAATTATCATTTTTCCGTCGTCGACCCAACTATGTTTATAACCAATCATATTTGGAAAAAGTATTATTTTTTTAATATATTTTCTAATATCTTTTATTTCTTTAGTAATAACTCTCTCTTCGTTTTCGTCGTCTTCATAAGTTTCAATATAATTAGTACCAATTGGAAAAATTTTATATTTGTTACTTATTTTATTCCCGTCAATAACTAAACAAACCGGTGAACCAAGTTTAAGATTTTTATTTCTTGTAAATGATACACCTTCTTTACCTGTATATTGTTTATCATAAGAAGTACTATGCATTTTATTATTCTTTAAAATACTTTCCAAAGAACTATAATATGTAAAATGATATAAATCTCCTACATTTTTTCCTTCAATTAAATACTCTTTAAATTTGCCCATGTCTATAATTCCTTTTCTTGAATTCATACATCCTAATCATTTTATCTTTTTTATAAAAATAAACAACTTTCTTCCCATCTTTTGTAGCAAATTCATATCTATCTGCTTTATATATATCTTTCAAATTATCTGCAATTATTTTTTCATTTTTAGCTTTACTTTCTTCAGTAACTGCTTCATTTAAATAATCTTTAAATTTGCTCATAATTACTCTTTTCCTAATATTTCTTTTAACTTATTAATAGTATTTTTTGCTGATGTATGTAAAATGCCAATACCTTCATTTTCTTCCCACTCTTGTATATTTCCTTTATCGTCATCGATTAAAATAGAATTCTTATTTGCATAACTTTTCTTATTCTTTTTCCAAGTTACTATTAAATTAACATTACCTAATTCTCTTTTAACCCAAATTTCTTTACCTTTTTTACATAATGGCGACTTTGTTTTTGCTGATAATATTGTAACATTCTTATCTTTAATGTAATTCCACAATTCGTGTCCATCTGATAACCATTGCATATCAGTCCAAAATTTTATTCCTTTTTCTTCTACTTTTTGAAAAAATAATTCTTTATCTTTATCATACAAATTATCTGGAATACCAGCATCTTTTACTTGTTTAAGAAAATTTACTATAACGCCGTCGAGATCACAATAAATTTTATATTGTTTTTGTTCTAAAAAATATTGTTTAAATTTCATTTATATTCTTCGCCTTTAGATGTTAAAATGTATTTAAATCTTTTTCGACCAAATTCCAAAACTTCTTCTTCATTAGCTTTTTTTAAATATCCTTTATTTAATAACATTTTTATTACATACATATCAACCTTTTTTTCTTGTTCTCCTCTTTTAATATATGCCGTTCTATATACTCTACTACCGCCTTTAATAGAAATAGATTGTTTAATAAATGATTCTCTCGCAAATATTTCAAATCCAGATCGAACTTTAAATAAAAGTTCTTCTTCTTCAGTACTTAAAACACCTTTATCCCTATTTTTTTCTATATCTAAACCTGCGATATTTTTATTCCAATATCCATAAGCAAAAGTATAACCGCCGCCCATTGTTACAATAATATTTTCAATTTTATTTAATTTTGCTTCCATCGTATTTGGAATTTTATATTTTATTCTTTTTAACAATCTAATTGCATCGTCCCTATTTCTATTTAAAATTCTATACAATGTATAATCTTTGTCTTTTCTAAATTCTGGGTCGCCATCGCCAAAAAAATTGAAATCTTCTAATTTTTCGTTGGGTATTAAATCTAAATCTTCATAAAATAGCCACATTAAAAAATAATTCCAAGAAACTGATTTTCTATTATTAATAAAAACATCAATTTTTAAATCTTCTAATCTTTTTGAACTTCCAACTGTTTTCTTAATATCGTTAATAAAATCAAAAACAATTTCGTCGGCTTCTCTCCACTCATCCTCTTCAATGTCTAATTTTAAATCTACATCATTCCCACTTTCAAATTTAGATAAACTGCCTACATATTGAACATTTTTTATTTTAGGATATTTTTTTAATTTTTCTTTTATAATACTAGTTATAAAAGTTTTATTTACTGGTTTAATTTCTTTAACTATTTCTTTTTTTAACATCTTCTTTAAATGCGCATTCCAGACATATATATTATTACTATTATCTTTATAATGACCCCAGCCAATATAATCAAGATTCATTCTCTTCATTGCTTCTCTTGATTCTTTTGATTCTATAAGATATTGTTTAAATTTCATTATTATCTCCCTAAAAATAATCCAACTGGCATTCCAGTATCTTCCATTCCCTGTCTAATCTGTTTATTAAATTTCCTTCTATTTTTCAACTCATTTTTTCTCTTAACATCTAACCCTTCTTTTTTATATGCTTTTGTTGCTTCGTCGTATAATTTCTTATATTCGTCTGTCGTATAAAAATCTTTATTCTTTTCTTTCTTCTTCTTAACTATACTCATTATATCAGAATAATTTCTTTCTTCCCGTAAATAATCTTTATAAGTTCTACCCATAATTAATCCTTCTTTATTTGATTCCTAATTTTATTAATTTTACTTTCTGCTTCTTGAAAATCTTTAGCAGTGAATGTATTTTGACTTACTGGATCGGTGAATGTTAATTTATCCATTTCTTTCCAATATCCATTAAAAATTAATTTTAATTTTTTGGCAATGTCTTTACCAATTTCATTCTCTTTCCCTTCATTAATTAAATCCACTTTCAACCAACCCCTCTCATAAAATCTTTCTTTTGAAAATTCCTCGAACCCCATAACACTCCTTTTAAATATTTATAAAACTAAAAAATCACTATCAAATTGATTGCTGTTAGCGTTATATATATCCGTATATAATTCATCAGTCTTATTATAACTAATATTATTATTATTTGCCCCTTCATCGAAAAACATTACTGGCTCTTGTTCTTCATTATCTTGTAATTTAAACTTATCTTGTATTCTTTTATTGCCAATATCTTTATCGTCAAAATATGATGTCTTTAAAAAATATAAAGCCCAGAATAATGCAGTAACTAAATCATCAAACCCATTAGGCGATTCTGTATGAAATACATTAGGTTTAACTTCTACGTATTTAGATAATTCATAAATTGTTTCACTATCACAAACAAATAGCCATTCTTTCTCCATATACTCTTTTAACAATAAATGGGCTTCTAATCTATTTCCCCTATTTGCATATATACCTAAACCCTTTTTATCTATATTACAAAGTTTATCATATTCATGTTCATACCAAATAGTACTTACTAATCCTTTTCCTTCACCATTCGATTCAATCATCATGTAAGCGCCATTATAGAATTTAGAAACTGAAATACAAACTTCAGCAAAATCATACGTTCCTATTTTATCATTTTTATATACTGCTACCTGTTTAATATCAAATTTATCTGCGATTTTTAAAACTTGAATGGTTGATCTATCTTTACCAATACCTTTACCAGTATCAACTCCCATTATATATAAAGTATTTGGCTCTGGCGGTTCGTATATTAATAATTTTCCATCCCATTTATCTTCCACTGCTGTTTTGATTTCTAATGATTCTAAAATTTCTGAATCAATTAATGTAGCAGAAGAACCTAAAAATTTTCCGCCAAATTCTTGTGAAAATTTTAATCTACCAATATCACGTATTATTTTTTCTTTCCATGCTTTATCTCTACCTGGAACTTCTTGCCATTTAACTTTAACTGGATAAAAATTATTCTTACGCTTTATTGCTGCATCCCAAAAATCATGGTAATGATTTAAACCTAACGGAGTTGATGTAATAATAATTTTCGAAGATTTTCCGCTCGATATAACTGGGTATGTTGCTGTAATAAATGCATCTGCTAAATGATGAGGCAGCTTCGAGAATTCATCCAAATATAAAACTGACACGGTCTCCCCGGATATACTTGACATAGAAGAAGCTGATGCTGTTATTTTACTGCCATTTTCTAAAATTAATGATTTAGCATTCCATCCCTCTGGTAATACACCTTGTTGTAACCATAATGGTAAACACTGATAAGCAAATTTTATTCTACCTAAAATTTCTGTTTTTGCAGTTTTTTCTCTGTGCGCTAATACTGCAATATTTTTATCTGCATTAAATAAAGCATAATGCATTAAATAACCATTCATAATTTCTGTCTTACCACATTGACGTGGAATGTTACAGATCAAATGTGGCAAATGAATTGGCGGTTGAACTAAAAGTTTAACTATTTTCTTTTGATAATCACGAAGTTTAAATAATTGTTTGCCTTCATCAATAGTAATAATGTAATAATAATTTTCTAAAAAATAAATAGGATCTTGTGCGCATTTAAACCACTCCTCTTTTAATTCAGGAGTCATTTCAATACGTTCGCCGGCAGATCGTAAACTAGAATTATTACGAAACATATATACCTTAATTGTTTTTTGCTAATATAACATAAGCGGCAGTAAATTCTACAGATTCTTGAATAGATCTTCTTACGAATTCTCTGAAATTACCAGACACCAAAAATTTAAACCACGATTTTTTAAAAGAATTACTATATAAATTTTTCATATTCACAATAGATATTTCTAATTGTTTCATTATTTCATTTTTATCATTATATATTTTAATATATGGTTTATACTTATCTTTATTAATTACAAATTCTGCATAAAAATCTATTTTTGAATCTGAATTTTTTTCATATTCTTGGCTAAATGATTGAGTAAATGCAAAATGATCAATAATAAAATGAGCAATTAATCTTACATCCCTACTTATATCTTTTCCTTCTTTTAGTTTCGCCTTTATACTTTCAAAATGAATGTTAATTCTATTTTTCCAATTATCATGTTCTTTCGTTAAATCAGGTTCTAATACATTAATTAAATTTCCTGCATCAATATTAATACCTTGAGTTGATAATAATTTCTTAACTTGTTTCATAACTGAAAGATGTACTATAGGTCCCATTTATTCGTCTTTTTTAATCTATTATTTTTATAAAAATTTCTAAATATTTCTCTTATTTTATTTTGTTCTTTTTCGGGTAAAGAATAAAACAATACTTGATTATCTGTTTCGGGGTTTTTAAATCTTTTATTTTTTATATAATTAAAAAATAAATTTTCAGTATTTATATTCTTTTTTATATCTTCTTTTTTATTCAAATAATGATAACAATATTTTAAAAAATCTTTAAATGGTTTTTCATTAATATCAAAATAATCTGTATATCTATAAAAAATATGTGATTCTTCTTTTGAAGGATATATATTTTTATCTAATGGTTTTCTAATTCTATTTAAAATTTGTTTGTCGGTATATCCTATATCTCTAAATTCTTCGATGGCCTCTTTTGCAAAACTCATTAATTCCATTTTTCGTGAAAGATATTTTCTTGCTTCGCCTGAAGTTATTGTTAATCTTTCATCGTCGCCGAGTTTTCTTAATATTTCTCCGCTTTGTTCTTTATTTTTTGCTTTTATTCTGCTTATTTGCCCTTTATGCACGAGTTCGTGTGAAACTATTCTTTTTAATACTTTAATAAAATTATTCCACTCTCCTTCATAATCAAATACTTTATAAAATTCATCTTCAACGAATATTGTTACTATTCCTCTTTCATTAGTTCCTGCCCCTCTAATCCATGATTTCGCGTATTCCGAATTATCAGAAACACTGAAACCTTCTTGTCTAAAAACTAAACCATATTTTCTTAATTTATCATTAAATATTTCACATATTTCATACGTTCCTAAATTTTTTTCTAATACTTTATTTTTAACTAAATTTAATTCGTCAATAAATTTTGTATCAGTATGAATAATAGATTCATTCAACAAATACTCTTTAAATTTACCCATTTATTCATCCTTGTCGTCTTTATCATCTTTTATTACAAATTCTGCATCTACTGCATTCATACTCGATTCTTCTTTAATCTTTTTAAATAATTCGAGCATTTCTTTACCGGTCATTTTAATATTAACATTCACTTTAGCTTTATCTTCTGGTTCTTCATTATTAAATATTTCCATATCGGAAATCATTTTATTTAATTCTCTTAATTCTCTAATTTGATTTACAATGGTATCACCTAATTTTGCAAATACTTCATAATCTCTTGCTGATGACCCAATTTTTATATCGTCTTTTAAATTAGTTAAAACCTTTAATGACATTTCAATTAATGTTTTTGTCTTTTCTTCTAAATAATCTTTATCTTTTAAAGTGATTAATTTTTTATTTGCAACATTTTCAATACTTCTTTTTTCATTAGTAATTACTTGTAATGTATTTTCAATTGCTGATAATGAAGTATCTTTTATGAATTCACTATTAAACACATTAGCAATACCGTCAAAATATTCTTTTTCGCCATTCATTTATGAACTCCTATATAAAATTCACTTTCAAATTATTTTATTTTCTAAAGTATTCTTTATCCCATACTTGGTATACTGGAATACGTGTAATTCCTAACATCTTTAATGCTATAGCTCGATGCTGACCATCATGAAAAGCTGATTTATGTTTATCGCCGCCTGCGCCCCAAATTATTATTAAAGCCGGTAATGCTTTCGTTCCTAAAGTACTTTTTATTTTATCAAGTTTTGCTTGATCAACTAAATATCGAGAAGCATCAGTTTTATCTAAAAATTCATCTGGACTCATATAAGATAACTTAATAACAAAATCGTCTTTATTAGATAAAATTTCTTTATCCCAATCATTTCGACCTATTGTAGATAAATCAAACTTAATTTGATAATTTTTTCTATGTTTAATTTTCTGTTGTTCATTTAATAAATATTCTTTAAATTTACCCATTTATAGCATCCCATCTGCTGAAGTAAAATAATACATATCATTATCGTCGCTAAATGCTGAAAAATCATATTGCCCTTCGCCAGGTACTCCAGATAAATCGCCTGCCGAATTAACAAAAAATCCACTTGTTCTAAATTGATTTACTTCATAAGCACTGGCAGAAGTTATATTAGTTGCAGAAATTTCATCAACCCAATATCTCGATTGAATAATTTTAATTGGTATATTAGTTGATTCGTATGGTTTATATAGATAACCATAAACAGTAAAACTCAAAACACTTTTTATCTCTCTTCTACTTTGTTCGTCTTGTTCATTCAATAAATCTAAATTAATACTTGGATTCATTATTACCTTTAAATCTCTTTCAAGATTTAAAAATGAAAATTCTTTCACTCTTAAAAATTGAGAGGGATTAAAATACGGTAATATTTGTTCTATAATTTGAGTATAATCCTCCATTTTTTCTGCTCTAATTTCTAAATTATATTCGAAATTATATGGAGATGGAATAATATCAGTAAAGAAATTACTCAAATCACTCAAGCTAACATTCTCATCCCAAAACTTTCTCTGTGTAGTCGGTGATAATGCTCTTTCAGAATCGTAACTTAAAGAAACTAAAGAAAATGACATTCTCGGTAATTGCAAATTATATTTTATCTTTTCTTCTTGTTCTTTACGTATATCCCAAAATTTATCTCTATTACCAAAAGCTAATGGAACTTTAACATTTTCAACAACTGTCCTCGCTTTGTTATACTTTCGTATAACTATATCATTGAACAAATCTGAAAATGCTACTGAAATATTATAAGTAGTTCGAGGGTAATAAAATGTTTTCATTTATTTTATTTCTTCTAATGTGTGAGTATGATCTTTACATTTTTCAATTTTATTTTTTATAATCTTATGAACATGATCGGGATATGCATTATCTTTAGAAAGTGTGTTAATAGTCTCGCCGTAATCGTCTAATCTAATTTGATAAATATGCTTATGCCCATCATTCTCACTTGTGTAATATACTGATGCTTCGCTTAAATACTCTTTAAATTTGCCCATTATTTACTCCTTTTATTTTGATTTTTTATTATATTCTTCTTTCATTTTCTGTAATCTTTTCTTTAAATCACTAATTAAAACTGTTTTCTTTATAGGATGAATTTTATTATTCTTTTCTGTTTCTCTTATTTTTTGTTCGATTTTTAAAATACTAAGTCTTTTTAAAGAATTATCTGTAAATTCGTCTTCATTCAATACCCCATTTAAATATTCTTTAATACTTCTCATATCTTCTCCTTCATGGTAACATATTTGTTGAACAATTTCTTTCGCTTAATTCTTCGTGCAACTTATCTCTTATTTCTTGCACTTCTTTATCTACTTCGCCAGTTAAATTTCCATGTTTTAATCTACTTCTTAAATGTTGGTCTAATTCATAAATAACATCATACAATTCCAATGCTTTTATATATACATTAAATTTCTGTTCTTCAAAATTATCACAATTATCAAAATCAAATTCTAATTTTGCTTTCACTTTTTAACCTCCTCAATTAACTTTCTAATTTTACTCTCAAACTCTTTTTCATTATTAACTAATTCATTTTCTAATTGCTTTATCTTTTCTATTGCTTCATTTTTTATTTTTTTAGCATATATAACAGATTCGAAAATAATATCTTCAAATTCTGGCGCATAATCTTCCATAAACTTTAAGACATCATCTATAGAAATAAACATGTGGCCATTCGGTGGGTATAATTGAATCATAGTTTGTTTAAATAATGAATATATACTCTGCGAAAAATTCTTCACATAATTAGTAAATTCAAAACCACTTATTTCATAATAACCATTACTTTTGAACCTTTTTCTAATATCGTCTCGTATCCTTAAATAAATAGAGTCTCGAATTAAAGAATAAAACAGTTTATTTTGAATAAGCAATGGAATTATATTAGTATCTGTTGTTCTTTTTTTATGAATTAATGAATTATAAAAATCAATAAACGACGACTCTATTTCTGCTAATTTTTGTTCCGCATAATCCATTTGATTTTTTAATATTTTATCTTCAACTTTTTCTTGGTCTTTAGATATTTTATTTTGTTTTGCATAATATATTTTTTCTTCACCAAATATTATACTTAAACAATCTATACAACTTCTTTTTCCTTTAATTTTTAATAGAGATTTAATTTTATCAGAATAAACTACTAAAATTATGAAAGATATCAAAACTAAAAATATTAACGATTGCCACCAATTCAAATTTAAAGAACTTAACCATGCGCCCATACCACTAAAAAATTCGCCCATCTTAAACTCTCCCTTCTTATCCGATGATAAAATCTACTGGTTCTGATTCTTTCTTTATATTTTCTAATACTTTTTCTAATTCATCTTTTCCATCATTTTTAATTTCTCCGCCATTAGTTGTTCCACCGCCTGGCAATTCTACGCTATATTTACCTAAAATAGTACCCCATAAAATTTTTGCTTTTGCAACTGAATATTGGCGTGTAAATAAATGATTGTATAAATTTACTGCATCTGATTTTTTCCATACCATTAAAATTCCTGAAAGTGCTTCGTCTGGAGTTGGTGAAAGTTTTAAAATTTCTCTTTGCGGCCACCAATCAACACAATATGTTTTACCAAATGCGCGAATTACATCTTCTAAATACATCATATCAATCTGATAACTGGTCAAATTTAATCCTCTACCTGCTCCGGGATAATTGCCCTTAACTACCCAGTCCTGATATAATAATGTATGAACTGGAGTAAATAATGTATGAATACCATTAGTTCCTGTTGAAAATTCAAAATCGTATATATCTACTATATTATTTCCCGATAAAGAATATTCGTCAACTCCTGCCGAAGTAGTAAAAACTACATAATCATTATATACTGCTTCGCCATATAAATATCTATTCATCACATCTATTGTTTCTTGAATTATATCGTCGAGTTGTTCCGGTGTCATTTCTACGTTAATAACAGGATATCCAAGTTGCCTTAAAATGTACTCTTTCATATCGCTTAAATTTGTAATTGTTGCCATTTTTATTCCTTTTTAATTATTTATACTTTTTCAAAACGTTCTATTTTCCAACCTTGATATAATTTTCCATCTTCAACATGCTTGTATAAATGTGGTTGTACCCAATAATTTGTTCTGCACCATTCCTTAATGTTCACATTTTCAAATCTTTTACCATCAGGAGAAATAAAATTCCATGTCCAAATTCTTTTTTTAGTATGTTTTCTATTTCCCATAATAATTGGTTTATACCTCAATTCATTTCTCACACCTTTACCATGTAATATTTTTGCAACAAATTTAGCTCTTTTTTCTAATATTGCTTTTTTTTCTGTAGAAATTGGCGGAGTAACTATAATGAAAAAATCTTTATATGCATTATAACAAGAATCGTCAATTATGTACGGTTTTTTATCGTATGGAATAATACGATTAATACCATTTTCTTTGATAGAAACAGGCACTCCAACGCGATTTATCACTTTCATTATATACCCTTCTTTTAATTATTTATAATTCTGTTAAAATAGTATAAGAAAACGTATAGATTTGAGGCCTAGAATTGAGGATAATTAAAAAGTAATAGTATATTACTATTTTTATTTGAATGTGTTTTAGAGTTAAAATAACGCTTATTTTAGTAGTTTTTAAAGATAGTAAAAATAATTTAAAATACTTCTTGACTTATTTTGCGTTATAATATATATTATAATAAGAAAGAAAATTAAACAGGAGTTAAAATATGCAACTTAAATTCAACAATAACATTTTTTACTGCGAAAGTACATTTCAAGAAAAAGATATTCCAAAATCTGCAGGATTTAGATGGAATCCCGAAACTAAAAAATGGTGGACAAACGACCCAATTAAAGCAAACAAAATTTTCATTTATGCAGACGAATCAGCAAAAATAGAATTAAATAAAATTTCTTATAAAATTGATGAATCAAAGGCAGCTTCAGCCAACATTGAAATTCCGCATAATGAAAATTTAGATTATCTACCATTTCAAAAAGCTGGAATAAAATACGGAAAAGATAAAAATGGAATTTTAATCGCTGACGAAATGGGTTTAGGAAAAACAATACAGGCTATAGGATTGATTAATATCGACGAAACAATAAAAAGAATTTTAATTGTTTGCCCAAATTCATTAAAAATTAACTGGAAAAGAGAATGTGAAAAATGGTTGGTTAAAAAATTCTCAATTACAGTTATTGATACAAAAATTAAAACTTTCCCTGAATCGGATATCATTATAATCAATTACAACATACTTAAAAAATTCCCTCAAATTAAAGAAATAAATTGGGATTGTTTAATTCTCGACGAATCTCATTATATTAAAAATTACAAAGCTCAAAGAACTCGCGAAATAATAGGATATAAAGATAAAGAAAATAAAAAACCGGAAATAAAAGGAATTGCAGCAAAGAAGAAAATACTTTTAACTGGCACTCCTATATTAAATAAACCAATAGAATTATTTTCCAGTTTGCATTATATTGACCCAATTAATTGGGGTTCGTGGTGGGGATTTGCGAATAGATATTGTGATCTGCAACAAACAAAATATGGAATTGATGTTTCAGGATCAAATAATTTAGATGAATTACAAGATAAACTAAGATCGACAGTAATGGTAAGAAGGTTAAAAAAAGATGTTTTAACTGAATTACCAGAAAAAACGAGACAAGTAATTGAAATTCCTGCTAATGGTTGTTCTACTATAATAGATAAAGAAAAATCTTCATGGGAAAGTTATAAAAGAGAATTACAATCATTAAAAATAAAAGTTGAATTAGCAAAAACGGGAACTGATGAGGAATACAATGAAGCAATAAAAAATCTTAAAGAAAGTGCTTCAGTAGCTTTTACAGAAATGGCAAAAATAAGACATGAAACAGCAGTAGCAAAAATTCCTTTCGTAATTGAACATTTAACTGAACTATTAGAAAATGGTCAAAAAATAGTAGTTTTTGCTCATCATCACGATGTTATAAATGCATTATATGAAAATTTTAAAAATATTTCAGTAAAATTGACTGGAGAAAATACAGTAGAAGAAAGACAAGAAGCAATAGATAAATTTCAAATAAGAGAAAATATAAAATTATTCATTGGTTCGATAAAAGCAGCAGGAGTTGGAATTACATTAACTGAAAGTTCATTGGTAGTTTTTGCTGAACTTGATTGGGTGCCTGGTAATATAACTCAAGCAGAAGATAGAGTTCATAGAATTGGCCAAAAAAATGCAGTATTAATACAACATTTAGTATTGGAAGAAAGCATAGATGCAAATATAGCAAAAACATTAGTTGAAAAACAAAATATTATTGATAAAGCATTAGATATAATTGAAAGAAATATTCCAATCCTCCCAAAATTAGAAGGCGCAAGTTCAAATACAAGCAAGAAAAAAATAATAGATATATCTGAAAAATTAACAAATAATGACATATTAAAAATACATGAATCATTAAAATTATTAGCACAAATATGTGACGGCGCTATAGAATTGGACGGTAACGGATTCAATAAAATCGATGCTGGAATCGGACATGCTTTAGCAATAAACGAAACATTAACTAAAAAACAAGCAGCTCTGGGATATTCGATAGTTAAAAAATATTATAAAAATCAAATACCTGCAAATCTTCATATAAAGTTGGAGTAAAAATAAATGAACAAAACAGAAGAATTATTCAACATTAAATACGAAGTTGATCACAAAAACAAACTCAATAGAGCTTCAGATATGATCATTCCGTTAGAATTGATTGATTCAATCGAAAAAGAAGGAATGACTTCAGAAAATTTAGATAAAATCGAATTTCCTATTTTTAAATATCATACCCAAATAACTATGCACGGAATACCCGAAAGAAGAATAACCGAAAGAATACTCGGTTATAAGTATATTATCAACAATAAAAACAAATCTATTGGCATTAAATATGATGCAATAGATAGAGCAAAAAAGAATTATATTGCCAAAATAATAAGAAATAGCGAACCAAGATATTTTTCTTTTGATAAAAATGTCATATATAAAAACACACTAACTGATTCTTTAGAGAAAACTGTCAGTATAGTTAAAGAGTATAAAGAAAAAATTGAAACAATTAAAAATGCATGTCAATTTTATGGCAATTTCAACTGCTTTATATCAAATAGTTTTATGGGTACATTTGTCTGCCTCGAAATTAATATTAATGCAATTTATCAATCTGAAGTATGGAAACTGCTTCCAGTTATAACAAATTTCAAAAATGAAGATGAATGGAATACATATATAACAGAAAAAGAAAGATTAGAAAAAATCGAAAATGAAAAATTAGCAAAAGAGTGGGAAGAAGAAAGAATTAAAAGAATTGAAGATTCAAAACCAATATATGAAAACGCAATAAATAACGACAAAAATCCAATAATAAATCTCGATACAATTAAAAAGGATTTCATTGGTTATTACTATGTAATAGATAAAGATTATTCAACTAAATCATTAATAGCAATCAAAAAATATATACATGGATATTTCGATAAAACCGGAAAACTAATAATTCAAAGAGATACTGATTTAGAAAAAATAAACAAAAGAATGAAAAAACATAGATTAATAATAGAAAAATTAAAAACAAGAAAAATATTTTTAATAAAGGAATTTTAAATTATCTTATTTTTATCTTGACTTTTCCTGCATTATAATATATATTATAATAGAAGAGTAAATTTAAACAAAGGAGTCTAAAATGTACTACAAATCACTTTTAACAGTTCTAATTATCTGTATCACGGCATTTTGCCAATTATCCGATTCAGAAGCAATGTTGTTTGAAAATTTTGAAAAGGAGAAAAAAGAATTAGCAGAAAAGAAAATTCAAGATTCAATTTTGTCGGATTCTTTAAGAATTGGCGAAATTGAATTAGCAAATATGAAAAAGGATGAGATACAAAAGTTAATCTACGTAGAAAATCAAAAAATAGATTCACTTACAAAAGACACTGCCAATCTTAATAAAGTTCTTTATAAAGATAAGCTTTTCAAACGTATGAGGGAATCAGGTATGGATATGAGAAATAAAAAAGCTTACGGAAATTTTTTACTTGAAAATCACCAAAAAGATACTGCATCAGTTATAAATTGGTTTAAAGATTATTATAAAGTAGTTGAACTTGAATATCAAATTCTTTATACATTAATGAATCTTAAAGAAGGAAACACGAAAGCAAATATTTATTTGCATACAAGACCAATTCAGAATAAAATGGAAGAAATTGCTACAATAATAAGAGAATTTGAATTAGATAAAAAACCAACAATTAAAAGATAATCCTTGACTTTTTATTTTACTTTAATATATATTATAATAAAGAAAATAAACAGGAGGGCAGTATGAATCAAAAAATATCTTCAACGTTAATTCCTATAGTAGTTAAAGAATGGGTATTTTCGATACTCAAAAAATCGTCCAGAAAATACACACTAAATGATTCAGGCATCTGTGATATTGGTGATGGCATTCCTTGGCATGAAGCAGACAGAGAATACTTTAAAATGTTCAAACTTGAAAACGATAATGCAGCACCGACAGAATTTTCTTGGCAAAATTCTGGAATGAATCATCATTTAGCTGTTGAAGCGCATGGGAAATGTGAAATTCCTATCGGACATATATTAGTTAAAGTTGGAATTTATCCGCCGAGAGTAACAATTTATAAACACAACAAACCCACATCTAATTCATTGACCCAAAAGGAAGATGAAAAATTAAATAAATACATTGACCATATAACCAATCAAACGAATGAGGAGTAGTTTATGCCATCAAAAAAATATGTCGTTTTTCATGAAACGAAAGGTTTTCTTTCGATTTCAAAAGACCCGAATAAAAAGGATCTGATGTTTGTATGGACAAAAGAACGTCATGAAGCAAAAGAATTTTCTACTTTTTTTGAAGCCGATGCCAACATTCTTCCTCAAGCCGGAGAAAAGGTATTGAAGGTATGAAAAAGATTCAACCAAAATTTTATAGCATAAAAAAAATAATATGCAAAATTTTCGGGCATAATATGATTTATTACCGTCCCTGGTTTGATGGCGAATATTTCGAATGTAAAAGATGTTGGAAAAATATAACTATTAAAAAGGAAAAATATGAACGAAAAAATATTTAACACTGGCGATCCCGTGTATCATAAAAACTTACAATTATATGGTATATTTGAAAAATATGAAACTAACAGCGAAGCGTATGTCGATTTTGGTGATTGTGACTTTGGTAATGACGGCAGAAGAAAAATTTCAACTTCACTTTTATTAAAATGTAATGCACCAAAAGAAATACTTGATATGATTCACGAAAAAACTGAATATCGACCATCGAATAATGACGGAAATTTTAATTACGTTCATCAATTAAATGTTTTCGAGATTGCTAAAACTGCTTATGAAATGGGTAGAAAATTAAATCAAAAATAATTTAAAATAATCCTTGACTTTTATTGTTACTATAATATATATTATAATAAGAAAGAAAATAAACAATAAACAGGAGAACAGTATGAGAAAGATTTTAAGATTTATCGGGACAAGCCCGTCGAATGGGGAATTAAACGAAGAAACTATCACATTCACTGAAGATTTCGATTCGCCGGCAGATGAATGGTGTGTTCCTGGGCATACAGTATACTGCGATCAACTTATTGAAATGGAAATTCCTGCATGTTTCCCGATGGAAACAACATTCAGAAAAGAATAAAAATGAAATTCGATTTATTAGAAACACTACCAGTAGGAACAATGCTCGATTTAATTCGTTGTCGAGTATGTTATAAAAAGTTTCAAGGAAATAAATGTGTTTCTCTAAAATCTGCGATCTCTTTATCAAAAAGAGATTTAATAAAAAAGAATAACAAAAATATCTGGATTCCAACTACTTTAGGAATTCAAATGATTGGAGAAATAAATTAACATGGCAACAAATAAAGAATATACTGACAGATTAAACAAAATAAATAATACTAATAAAACAATATTGGAATCAATTGACAGACCTATAAGACCTCTCGTAATTGAATTAAATAGAATAGGTCTAAAAACAAAATTTTCTTGCTGTGGTTTTCCTTATGATAATGAAGACGAAGAAGAACCAAAAAGTCACACACTAAATCAAGCATACGTACATTTTTTTACTCCAACAGATGAAATTGGAATACAAAATTTTTTCTTATTATCAACATTTGCAATAGAAAATTGCTGGAGATTAAACGCAATAAATCATTCGTGTTGGCATTTATTTTGCAATAATCCAATAGCAAATTTATATGAAAAAAATGATAAAATAGAAATGGCCGCTCACGATTATGAATTTATGGTTATTGCAATTCATCTATTAACAAAACAATTAAAATCATTACCGTCTACATCAGATAAAATTATTATTGAAGATGGAAACAAAAAATATACGGATATCGTAGAATGGCAAATTAAACCTAAAAAAGATTACACAGAAATATTAAAATAAAAGGAATGAAAGATGAATAAACCAAAATGCAAATTGATTGGCAAAGATGGTAATGTTTTTAACATTATTGGCATAGTATCAAAAACTCTCAAAAAGGAAGGCATGACAAAAGAAGCATCTGAATTCACTGCAAAAGCTTTCAATTCAGAAAGTTATGACACTGTTTTATGCTTATGTTCAAATTACGTTGAAATAGAATAATCAAAACAATAATAAATCATTATTGTAATTTTTCATAAACAATTTTTAAAGGAGTTTCTGTATGTCTACACTATTAGTTGCATTGTCGAAGAAGAAGGACGGAATTAAAGTTACTTTGATTAAGAAAGGTAACGTGAGAGAAGTATGGGATAAGAGATATGCTACATTTGAAGATGCTGGTACTGCAGTTTCTTCGTGGATGGGCGAGCACAATGAAGAGTTGGAAAAATCTGCAGAAAGAAAGAAGAAGGCAAAGAAAGAACAGATCCCAGATGCTGCAAAAGAAGAAAAAGCAAAGCCGAAGAATAAGAAAAGGTAAAAACTGCAGAATAAGAAGTGAAAAAGGACTCGAAATCATTTTTGAGTCCTTTTTTATTAAAATAACCCAATTAAACGCTATTACATTGCCTACAATTAAGAATAAACGAAAAGTAATATCAAAGTATACTAAAAATTATCCTCAATTCTAATGCCTTTAAAGGGTGATTAAATCAAGGTAAAAACAAAAAAAGAACTTAAAATTTCTTCCAAGTTCTTTTTCTTTATTTAAAGAATTTCAATTATCAATTATATAGTTGCACCCGGTACGATCTGACCAATATTCGAGAAATGCAACAGTCTGTAGTAACGACCGCTGCCAAGCATATTATCAACAATCGCATACCGCATAATGGTTCCAATTCTCGGACTGAAATCACTCGGATCAATTGCTCTCTGTGTCAATCCAAGTAAATAAGGACAATATATAACTCCAGCTTCTTTAGGAGTTGGACCTTTATATCCAACCAACGCATAAGAAACTCTCGCATAAGAATCCCTATAAATCTTTATTGAATTTCCATTAATACTACCAATATCAGCAATACCTGCTTTTTGCACATCAACATCAGATGTATTCTTATTGAACCACTGAGTTGGGGCACCCTGTAAAACAGTAGCTATCGCAGGAGACACAATTGCAAAGTTTCCAGCACCTTGACGAGTCAAAGTAGCAATTCTATTAGATTGCTGTATAATAGCATTAATTATATTGCTAAACTTCTCTTGTGACCAACGTCCGTCTAATGCAGTTCCTGAACAGTCAATACTCGAAAGTACCTCTCCACCAAGACTTGCAGTAGTCGCTGCCTTTTTAATCCTGTATACTAACTCTCTGTCTAACTCAGCAACAAGCTCATACTGAATAAAATCTACCATTTCTCTTTCAATCTCAACACCAAGCATCGCTTTTAAATCTTGTGCGGACTCAAGCGAATAACTTGTTGCTAATTTTCTTGAAACAGCCTCGATAGTTTTCTTATCGATCTTAATCTTCAACTGTGGCCAAGTTCCTGAAGGTCCAATAGTCCAAGTTTCTGCGGATGTTGCAGCAATACCAGCAGCAGATGTATCATAAATACCGCTCTGTTCCTGAGAAAGAACACCAGATGTTTGAGACTGATTACCAGTATATCCACCAAAATAATCGGGCGCTTCCCATCCTGCCTCATTCTCTTCTGTATTACCGGAAGTATAAATCTTCCTAATTGCATACGCCAAACCAACGGGCGCATTCATTGACTGCACACCAACAACTTTATGAGCAAACAATTCAGGCATAGCCCTACGAACAAGTGCTAATACTATCGGCTGCCATTTATAAGCCGCCGCATCTGCACTGCCATCAATTTTTCCGCCAACGTTCGATAAAGTTGTATCTGCCTGAGAAGCCTCAAGCAACATATTTATATCTTCTTCAATCAAACCATAATCGGTCATTGTGTTTTCAAGTAGTTGAGCTACATTACCTTTCACGTAGTGATCTTTAATATCAGCTACGGAAAAAGGAGAAAGATTGCCGTTTTTATCTTTCAACTCTGACCACTTCTTAATAAGTTCGGCTCTCGGTCTTGCTATCATATACACTATCCTCCTTCATTTCTTTTTTGCATATAAACCTCTTTCAAATCAAATTATAAAATTTAGTTAATTAAAAATACCTCATTGCTTTATCTAATACTTTTGCGTCGCCAGTCAGCACAATTTCTTTCGCCTTATCTGGAGATACATTTTCATCAGATTCGAGCTTTTTAGATTCGTTTAATGGCTTATCTTCGCTACCAACTTTATTTTCCTTATTAGTCTTCTCTTCGACAATCATTTCAATATAATTGTCAATTTTTGCATCTACATCAGCAAAAGACTTTTCAGAAAAATTTAGTTTTACCTGTTCTACTAACTCGTCATCTAATCCATCACAAACTTCATTAATACGAAGTTTTACGGCAGCTTTTTCAGAAATATTTTCCAATTCAATATTCTTGCTAATGCTTTCATTAAGATCAGAAGTTAATTTCTCAACTTTTTCACTTAATTCTTTTACTTTAGCAGAACCGTCAGCATTAAGTTCAATATGATTTTCCTCATATAATTTCTTAATACCTTCGACAATTGGAAGAGCTACTTCATTAATTGCAATCTTATCTAATGCTTCATCAGAAATATTCTTTTCTATTTCCGCATCAATAAAACCGTCAAGCTGATCAGTTATTTCTTTCTCATAATCCTCTTGCCATTTTTCGGAAGCTTCGACTAATTGAGTTTTAATTTCCTCAACTTTTTCTTCGACTTCTTTTTCTAATGTCTCAGATAACAGAGTATCATAAGAAGTTTTTAACTCTTCTTCTTTCAAAAGAACACGTTCATCAATAAGAGCCTGAATGGACTCTTCAATCAACTTTTGGTCTTCAGGTTTAAGACCTAACTTGGTTAATATATCACTTATCTTCATAATACCTCCACTTCTTTATTTTTAATTATTTATAAAAGATATTGCTAAAAATTCTCATTTAATTTATTACTATAAAAATTAAAGAGTTATTTAATTCCTTTTGCAGTCACGAAGATTTGCATAAGAAAGATCTGAAATTACTTCAGGATTCTTTTCTCTCCAGCATATCCATACCTCCCAGCGCCTGCGTTTCTCCATTCATCCCAATCTGCAACACTTTTCTTTTGTTCTTCTTTTTTAAGTATAGATTTTTTTAATGGTTTATCTTCTTTCTTCGAACCTTTATATTTATCAATAAATTTATCACCCAATTTAACTTTAGTATCTAAAGTTAATTTCTTCATCT